ATGATTCTGAACCAGCCTGGTGCACGGCTGGGACGGAAGTCGCTGTCGTTCTCAAAATCGGTGGAGCTGCATGACAAAGTCATCGGGCATTATCTGAATATAAAACACTATCAGTAAGTTGGAGTCATTACCGACAATGCGCAGGAATCACGAAACTCGTTCAGATCAGGCTTATTACCATCGACTTTAACGGCAGTATTTGGCTTAAAATAAAAACCAGCGCCCCACCCGTTACCGCGCACCTCAATAATGGCAATGCTGTTAATTCCTTTAACCTCTCCACCGTCAAATTTGAAAGCACCGCTTTCTGTTTTCATTTTAATCATTCTCCGTAACAGGTTCATTGTGAGCAGCATTTAGTACTCGCTGGAGTGGCTGGTCATTTTCGCGATCTAATTCAGCCTGTAATGCATTCATTGAAGAATTAAAAGCAGGAACTTCATGACCGCTAAGATTTACGCGAAGCATAAACTGCATGATATTTTGAATAGTTTGCTTATCCATTTTATTGTCCTGTTAAGTTAAACCAATTAATCCATGCCCGGTTGAAGCATGTAAGTCCTGAATTAATGCTGCAACTACCTTTGCTAAATCTTCGTGAGTTATTGTTCCAGAGTTAAATGCTGCTCGGGATACGGTGCCGGTTGGCGATCCCCATCCCGTCCTCCTCTCTGAAATAACTTGATTGCCATTAAGTCGTATTCTTAAGTTGTTGAAGTTAGCCCAGTTCTCAGCCCTGTTGAAACTCAAATGTGTTGTATTTGCCGGGCCCGTTCCTACCGTAATTCGTTGATTGTCGCCCATCAAAATTGCGCAGTTGTTTGAAAATCTAGCTTCAGAAAATGAAATTCCACTCCTAAAATAATTTGTTCTAAATCTAATGCCGTTTGCAGCTCCAGATGATAGAGATCCCTCAAGTCTGATGTATTCGCCATTACCTACCTCGGTTAGTTCCTCTGTTGGAGTGGAAATAGAATTACCTCTAAACAACATTCCTGTCCAGATATAACCATTTGGAGCTTCACTCCCTCTTCCGATGGTAATCATCTGTGTTACTGGATTGCTTTTATCCTGAGTTACACATACCAACCCTCTTACAGATCCTTGCAGTGCATTCTCCATCCATCCTTTATCGGGACCTCGATTATTCAGATTAAATTCATGTGCAATAGTGCTAATCGCTCCATTCTGCACTGCATCTCCTAATACTGCACCATATGACCACCCCCCCCATGTTTCGGCTTGCGGATTTCTTGATTCTCCACGCATGTGGTGACCAATTGAATGCCCATTCCCTCCCTCATGCTTAGCAACACTTGTAGTTGTGCATGTATATGCACTTCCTGACACCTTGCGCAAAGAGTTATAAATTACCCCCTGATCCCATCGTTTGATGCCGTCATCCCTAGTTGCAGAACTAATTTTTTCCAGCCAAATAATGGGATCTGGAATTGGTGTTTCTGGTATGGAGAATCTCTGTCGTGTAGCATTTTTATATATGATAGTTTCATTGTTATAAATATTGTCACCAGCTGCATCTGAACCAGTCCATCCTGAGCCAGCATAAAAATTCTTAAGTCCATCACCAGACTGTCCAGTCAAAACTACTCTTAACTGATCCGGGTCATACTTCAGCACATTTGGGAATTTGAACTGCTGTGCACCATACGCATCATAAACAGCCATAGAATGGCCTTGCTCAGTTACGAATTTGGCAATCTGTCCGTTATATACAGGGTAACCAGCGGCGTTAATGATGATTGGTTGCGAAACGGGAACATGAGAGCCGTCTTCGTTCTCTACATAAACCTGAATCTGGTTTTCAGGATTTACTGGGTCAGTGTCAATTTTACCGATATAAATCTTTCCATTAGCTACGGCTTTAAAAGAACGAGCCATAGTGAAGAGTTGCGAAGGCATGCTGACTACAACATTGGCTGTAATGTCTGTCATTTAATTTGCTCCAGATACAAGGAATCGCCGCAGCATTGCCACAGTGATGCATTATTAATCAAACAAAGAGACCACTGTGGTCTTATTGAGGATGCAACCAGCAGATAATAAGATGCCGATCCACTCACAAAAGCGAGGCATCAAGAATGGGAAGAGATGACCCGCAATTTAATCTGCGGCTACCTTACGAATTAAAGGAAAAACTAAAACAGCGAGCCAAATCCAATGGCCGCTCTCTTAATTCAGAATTAGTTCAGATAGTTACTGATGCTGTATCAAAGCCATCCAAAATTTCAGGCTATCGAGACGATGCGGAACGCATCGCTGATGAGCAGTCCGAACTTGTTAAGAAGATGGTGTTTGATACGCTGAAGGATTTGTACAAAAAACCCACCTGACGGTGGGTTAATTTTTGCATTTACCTGGGCCATATTGACTACTTATAAAATGAGATCAATATTTAATCGCCCAATAACGGGTGTATGTTGAGGTATATCATGGCGAAAAAACCAGGTGAAAACACAGGAAAAAACGGCGGAATATACCAAGAAGTTGGCCCGCGCGGCGGTAAGAAAGACAATTTTGCCACCGTCAAGGACAACGAAAGGCTTCCACCAACAACAAAGCCAGGTCATGGCTGGGTATTAGATAAGCGAACTCCAGACAGCAAAAAGTAATAATCAAGCCGGATCACTCCGGCTTTTTGATATGTCGCTCGCAGAACTCAACAAGCCTGCTCATTAAGTAGCAGTAAGTCTCGTTGGCTCTTCCTGGTTCAACATCAACACCGACCCTTGAGCAGATATCGAATGCCATGTGAGCGCACTCATGGGCAATAGTAGATAGTTTGCCATTGAACACGCCTATCACATGCAAAACACCATTCTCGCTACTCATTGTATGAGACGCTCCGTTGGCGTCCGAGTCATGCACGTCAACGCCAAGTTTTTGATGCAGGCGTTGCCATTCTGGAAAGTCTCTACAAAACACAATTGTACCGCTCTCAAAGAGCGGTACTAGCATCTTTGGTACGTTTCCAATGTTAACTTTTTTCATGGTATCCTGCGCAAAACTAAGGAGAGTTAATTATATGAAAAAATCACTGTTAATTATCCCGCTTCTGCTGGCTGGGTGCGCAAAAGTAAGCGACTATCAGGCAAGTTGCGAGCAACGCTATCCAAAGCTTAGCGATATGGCTAATTGCCTTGATGCCAGCTTGAAGAACGACTCTCGCATGGCATCAGCACCAACACCTAAGCTGTATGTCCTTGCTGCGAAGATGCTCGGGCAAGGTGTCGATGAAGGCAAGATAAGTGACACACAGGCAAGACTTGAACTTCAGAATCTTTATGTTCAATTACAAAGCCAAGAACAAGCCCAACAAATAGCGCAAAGCCAAGCATTCCAGCAGGCTTTATTGAATTATCAGGCTGTAAACACAATGCAAGCGATCGAGCAAAAAGCGCGCCAGCCTGTTATAACTCAACCTTACCCAACACGCGTTGACACATATACAAACTGCAATTCAGGATTTGGAAACACGGTAACATGCAACAGTAGCAGTAATATCAGGTAGTTATATCTTATCTTTTATTGCTGTTCTGCTGTAATTTGGCTTGAAAGTATAGGGCGTATCGCATTTGCAGCATTATTTAGCGCTCTTTCATAGGCTGGCGTTCCTGCTTTGGTGTTTGCCAAACGTAAGAGAGCATTCCTTGCTGCTTTGGACTCATACAAGCGCATCATTGCACCGAAACCAGCCTCAAGCCCCATTGATACGCCAAGAGTCGCAGTTGCGCCAATCGTCCTTATCCTGTTGGCTTGCGATTGCCCCGTCTGAGTTACTACATTTGCGGTGTCTGACCTTGCTGTTTGCTGTAGAACTTCATGAAGAGCATCAAGCTCTTTCATGTGCTTTCCAGAAAAAATAGTGTTGTAAATTTCACCGCCTGACTGAGATTTCAGCTTATTAACTTCAGTGATGAACTTGGCTGGAGAGTCACCGGATTTTTCCGCTATTTTGCTGACGTAAGCTGCACGCATAGCATCTTTCCCTTTATCATCCAATGCGCTCCAGATTCGTTTCACGTCAGATGGTTTTCTGCTTAATACAACGGTATTTATAAGTTCAGGACTGGCTTCACTGCTTGCCTTGTTGAGCTTGTTAGCAATGTTTTTATTAAGCACCTTATTATAAACGTTTGCATAATCGGAATTTGCTTTAAGGTATTTTGCTGCGTCTGATGCACCGAGGTTTTTAGCAACTGCGTTACGAAGGTCTTTTGACATTGCATTCTCTACCATATTGGTAGCTGCTTTTGCCTGGTTGGGGAAGACCATAGCATCTCCCTGAACATTAGATCTAAATGCTGTTCTGTGCTGACGCAAGAGATCAAACGTAACATCCAAATCAGTTGCAGGGTTTGCTAATTCTTCACGTAGGTTACGCAAGGATGTAAGCAGGCTTTGATTGGCAGATGTCCCAAGCCGTTCCTGTCTTGCGATCGCTGTATTCAGAGCATTCATGGTATTTGTGGTATCAACTGAGGCATTACCCATTTTATTGGTGACGTCATTGATAACAGCGCCATCGGCATCCTTCCGCCCCCTTAACGTGGTGGTCAGAGATTTCACCACATCATCAGGGTTGTACTCACCAAAACGGTCAAAATAATTACTTACCAGCTTACTACGCGTTGCATATTGCTCAGCTCGCTTTGAGCCTGTCCCGAGCAAAGCCCCCTCGGCATCCTGAGTAAGGCCACGAGTGAAAGCATTTTTCGGTGGGATGACATCAGATGTCATTGGCGTCACACCCATTGATTCTGAGGTGGCAATTTTTTTCGCTACTTCTGGCGCGATATCGCCTTTTATAGCCGTTATTCCACGCCCTATTCCCTTTGCTGCTGCGGAAAGAACACCCTGAGCGGCAAGGTTAACTCCGGCATTTATGGCTGCATTTTGCGCGAAATCACCTTTCTGGTTTGCGGCTTCTGCCAGTGATCCAATAGCCATGCTTCCTGCCGTTCCAACTCCTGGAACTAAATACCCGCCAATTGTTTCTCCAGCTTGCGCATAAGGGTCTGTCGGTCGATCGACAGGGCGATAAACATCATCCAAAACCTTGGGGCCACCAAGCCCCTGGCTGATTGCATTAATCAGACTTGCGCCACCCTGCAATACGTCAAATGGTATGTTTACCAGACCACGACCAGCCTGTTCTGCAATTTGCCCTGCACTTTGAGCACCTGTGAGCCAATCGCCAGCTTGTTGCATCAATGATGGTTCTTCACGTGCTGGTTCATTATTGGCCTGATTAACTGTTTGTTGCTGAACAGCCTGACCAGCAAAATACTCATCAATGGCGGTGCCAATATCTTCCGTGCTCGTACCATCAGGGAAGGTAAATGTCTTACCGTTTGCAGTTACTTTCATCATTCCACCGTAAATTGAATGCCTGATTTTGAGGTATATGATCCGGATTGACTCTGCTGCTGTTGGGTATTTGCCGGTTGTTGGCTATTGCTCTGTTGTTGACTATTTGCAGCACTTGAAACCACCAAAGCATCATAAACGCGACCAGACTGACCACGTAATGAGTTATATTGGCCCTGCATTTTTCGCATTTTTGTTTCAGTAGCATCCTTGGAATCACCGGGCTGAGGCAGGTACATTTTGGAATACTCCTGCATCTCTGGCAGAGTAATTGCTGCACCTGTTTCTGGGCGCAAAATTGCATACAAGGCGTCTCTCGCATTTACCATATATTGCTGCTCCGCTGGTGATAGGCTTAAATTTGCAATAGTCCCATCACCAAGAGAGCGATTTATTAATGCAACTCGCTTAGGGTCAATGCTTTTACTAAGCTGATTCATTGAGTCCATTGAATCTTTTAATCGCAAAGCAAATCCTGCCGCCTTCTTGGAACCCTCATTAGCCTTATCTATGATGCTTTGCGCTTGTGGCAAGCTAATTGGTTTAATGCCATCACCAGATATAGGTTGGTTTAGTTTTCCGGCTTCCTCGCTGCCATCGGTGTAATACTTAGTTACCGAGCCATCAGGATTGGTTTCAACCTTAAGTAATTTCTTAGCATTGGGATTAATTCCCGCCGCTGCCGCAAATGCCGCTGCACCATCGGGATCCGCCTTTAACATTTGCGCGTACTGATTATAATTCTGCATTGCAGCTGTTGGTGCATATGCTGACGTTAACGCATTTGCTCGGCTAATATCCTGCCCTCTCGCCTGAAGCGCCTCTCCAGCCTGATTGCTGCGGATTGTCTCTGCCAGCCTTCCTCGGTCAATTTCACGACCAGCCATCTTGTCCTGAACATTGAAGTAATCAATCGGACCAAGAGCAGCCATTCCAAGGTGATCAACAAACTCACCAAATCCTGAAGGATTCTGCTGATACATCTGAGCAACGTTATTAGGGTCAACACCGACGAGCGCCAGCTCATTGGCGTTGTTTTGCAGCCATGATTGCATTGCTTCTGGAGACGATGACGCAAGGCGTGCGCCAGCCGCTAAGGTGCCGATAGAATTGCGCTGGTCTTCGTCTGCCCACTTCATACCAGACTGAATCTTCTCTAATTGACCAGGATATTTGGTCATCAGATCTCGAACCTGCTGTCGATCACCGGACTGGATGGCTGCCGCATATTCTTTTTGGAATGCAGCATCCGCTTCCTTTTGCTTTGCGGCTTGATATGTTTGAGCGACACTACCAAGTCCATGCAACGCCTGAAGGCCGATGTTATTGCGATCTGACCGCTCCATTTCGTTGTTCTGGCGAATATAGGCCAACGCCTCACTTACATCACTTGCCTTTGGCGCATTTGAGTTTTGCCCACCGATACCAGCAAGAAAACCGCCTGAGTTGATTCCTTGTTGCCAAGTAGCCATATTCCCACCTTAAAACAATGATCCAAGACCACCGATAACACCGCCAGCAAGAGCACCAATACCAGTCCCAATAACAGGAACTGCACTACCAATCATTGCACCTGATGCCGCACCGCTCATGGCACCGCCCAAAGCTGATTGCAATCCTGATGGTCGGTTAGCATTCGCCGCAGATGCTGCCGCCTGCTGTTGATACAATTGGCTGACGTTGTTAGCGTAGTTCTGTCCGGCGTTTGCCTGACCTGTAAGAGCACCAAGGCCGATATTTGCCAGATTGTTGTAGTTGTTCATCTGACCTGACAGCCAGTTTTGACCGAGTGTAGGTGCGATTGCTGCCAGCTGGTTTCCGGTTGCTGTAGAGCCTAATCCACCAGTTGCCTCTGCTGCTGCCAGACTCTGATAGCGCGCCTGCCATGCAAGGTCTTTGTACTGCTGAGAGTTGTAATACTGGTTAAGAGCCTGACCTTGCCCCTGAAGAGAGGAAAGATTCTGCAACTCTGATACATACTGCTGAGCAAGTGGCGTGAACGGTGCAAGGTTTTGCATGTTCGTCTGCCACATTTCACGCTGCAGTTCGATGTTCTTTTCAGTTGCGCGTGCCTGGGCTTTAGAGCCGCCATCACTGCCACCTTTGCAGTAAACAGCTTTGCTGAGGTGCTTATTGGCAATCTGGAAAATTAACATTCTTTAGCTCCTCGTATTTTGAGCGCGGTAACTGATAAATCGTGATGCCTACAGGCTTTCCATTGCTGGTATAAGCATCATCAAGGTGACCAACACGGGTAGCGCCAAGCAAACGGATAATTGACCGTCCGTATTTGGTGGTGTCAGGAACCATGGTGATGCTGTTAAGGAATGGTGAGTTTTCGAGAAGCCATTTGCAGAATAATCGATGCCCTTGCAGTGCATATTCACCACGGAATCCGGGGTCGTACACCGCATGGCATTCCACAACGCTATGCCAGAAGTTACGCACTTCATGAACGCCAGACAGCACTAATCCTTCGTAGATGCCGAGATATACCGCATCAGGCTTGATGTAGTATTTATCTCCACTGTCTACGATATTTCCCGTGTTTGCCGGGTTGTTGAGGAATTCTGCAAGCTTCACCGGATTATCGATGAGCTTTATTTCCATCACTGCTCCGCAATGATTTTGATGGTTGTGGCAGTAAACGCCGCACCATTTGACTGAATGGTTAACGTGCTGCCATTTGTGGCAAGAAAGCCGTCTTTATCCACGCTGAAGAACGTAGCTAACAGGATGTTGTCGGTTGTTGTCGCCGCATTACGACTGCTAACCAACGTATCAGGAACAGAACCGGAAAAAGTTAGCTGCATTGACCTGTTGGCGGTTCCACTGGGCCACGTCCCGACAATTGATAGCTTGAAGAACAATGTTTTGTTCTCGTTGAACACAACCATCTTGTTGTTAACGGTGTCGAAGAATGGTGCCAACGTGCCGGATGACGGCGTGAGCGTTTTCAGCAGGCTAACAAGGTTGGTCGGCGCTATCGGGATGGTTACAGATACTCCTGAGTAAACAACCTCTGATTTCTTGCGCGTGATGGCATACTCAAGCGCAGATATTCTTGTTGAGTGATCACCAACTGTGCTTTGTAGCGTCGAAATACTTCCCTCTGCCGCTGTGAGCCTGGTATCAAGTGCGTCGATATCGGTTGTATTCTGAGTTATTCGCGCATCATGGTTTGCTAACTCAGATTCATTGGCAGCAATTCGCGTCTCGTGATCAGCCAGGTCTGTTTCGGCAGCCGTAATCCTTGTTTCATGATCTGCAAGAGTGCTTTCCGCTGCTGCGATTCTATGTTCATGATTGACGAGAGTTGCTTCAGCAGCAGCAATTCTGGATTCATGGTCTGCAAGGGTGACATCCTGCTCATCATTCTTCACCTGTGCATCATAAGCCCCCTTCCCTGCTTCGTTGGCCTTGTTAGCCACGTTACCAACATCAGTGCCCTGTGCGATAACGTACAGCAGATATGACTGCGAGAAGATATTGCGTGGAAGGACTGATGTGTCGAGTCGTGTAGCCTGAATGATTACCGGCTCATTGAGATTCGAATCAGCCATTACTCGATCCTTATCTGGCAGCCTGACAGAGTGACAGGTGACTTAGTGATAACACGCAATTTGAAGCCGACATTTTTCCTGATGCGCCCAACTCGCTTCCACAAAACGCGTTTGTCGTAAACGAACGGTTCATTCTGCTCAATCATCTGCTCACGACCGTAATTGATGCCGTCAGTGGTTGCAGAGAGGAACAGGCGGTCGGCGTACTGAGCTACGCCAGTGGATGATTCCACCTCCAGATCGAAGCATCTGGCGTTATCCGCTTTGAACAGTGGAGTAAACAGCAGGTGTTCCTGTTGAAGCCCATACTGGCTGCTGATATCGAACTGCAATTTGCCGGTAACAGATTCCAGCTTATCGCCGCACGTTATCTGATTGCCTTCGTAAATGAAGTCGATAGCGCGGTACACATCGTCATACAGGCCTGTTTTCAGCACACACCATTGCGGACCATTGGCGCTTGAAGATGCGTCGTACACCAGAACATGGCGCGGAAGATGGATAATCAGCAGCTCATGCGCATCAAATCGCAGAGACTCCATTACGCCATCAGCCAGTTCATCAGCAGTGTAGGAGCGTAGTATTTTCTCAATGCTCGCACTGGCGATTGGTGATACCTGGCCGGAGCCGATGATGTATACAGACGGAGCACCTGTTGCCGGATTGCTGATGAACGCATAGGAATCAGCGAATGGCGTTTTGCAATAGGTTCCGGCAATACCTTTCTGCACCATCAGCGATGGTTGTGCAACATACAAAGCGGCACCAACGGTGGTTGCACCAGTCAGGGAAAAATACTCAATCGTCGATGAACCAAAGCAGACGATGAAGTCTCGCCATGTTCCGATTCCGATGATGCCGTCAGGCTGCGACTCGGCACGATATTGTGCGCTGTAGCGGTCAGGATGCGATTCGTCTTCAAGGTCAGTGATAAACCATGAATCAGTGCCGTCTTTTGACCACGCATAACGCCCGCGTAAGCGCGTAATGTCACGAACAGAACCTAACTCATACTGCGTGAATCCGCTGTCTGTAGGCCAGTTTGAGACGGTTTTAACCGTGCCATCATAACGATACTCGACCAGGTGACCATTAACGCCTACCGCCTGTGATGTCCGACCATGCGCCATTGATACGCGACCACTTCCGGCAACATCACCGACTTCACTTTCGCCCTTATACAGCTTGCCACCACACACGCGATAAACAGCATTCTGCGCCATGTTGTACTCGACGCCTCGCGATACGCCGTTCACATCAGAACGTTTGGCAATGCCCGGGAATGAGCGAAGATATCCGCTGCTGTTGAGGATTTCTTTGGGTGTAGCCAGCATATTCACTGGAAGATAGTCGATATAGTCGGCGTTTCGAAAGTCTTTGCCGACACCTTTCATAAGCGGAAGTTGCTGAATCGGCATTATTCGCTCCCGTTATCGCAAGGTTCCTTTCGGTGGAAGTAATTCCAACCGTTCCACTTCGCCAACTGGTTACCGCTACCAACAGGCATACGGTTTGGATAACCGGACTTACATTTAGCGGCTTTTGCTCTGTCCATTGCAGACAGTTTGACGAGTCGCTCTTTCCCGTATCTGGCAGTGGTTATAAGTTTTGCAGACGCTTCCAGCGCATAATCTGGAGCAATGCGGCAGGCAAGGTTGAAAATGACGGCATTGATAGCGTTATTTGATAAACCGTGCTCATCGCCCGGATCCGGAGCAACATCTGCATCAGCAAAAATGTAGCCAACGCTGATACCAGGTGACGCATCACCGCCAAGCCATTCCGCCATCATCATTTCAAGGTCGTTGATACCATCTTCCATGGACTGAGGTTCGACATCGGTTAACGTGGCATTTGATGCCACACCGAGCTTACGTAATGCCGCAAGAACTAAATCACCCTTCGTTGTCAGGTTCATCTGCTGCCGCCTTAGGTTTTCGACCAGGCTTTTTACGCTGCTTTTCTTCTGGCTCTGGCTCCGCAACGTCCTTCAGAAGGTCATCGGGATGTGCAAACCAACCAGCATCCAGATATTCCTGAATCTCTTCGGCTTTCACAATTTCAAAGTCGTAGCCAACGCCTTTCCACTTCTTCATGTCGCCATGACGAAAGATCATGTGTGTCATGCTTGTCTCCAGATAAAAAAGGGAGCCGAAGCTCCCTCTGGTTATCACGCGGTCTGGTTAGGCAGACCAACACCAATTGCCTCTGGTCGTACAGCACATGCTGAATACCACACAGCAATACGGCACTTACCAGACAGAGTATTGATATCACCCTGCGTTGCGAAGATGCCGTTAACACCAATACCAGGAATGCTGAAGGAAGAAGTTTTCATGCCAGCAAACAGTTCATGGGTTACCGGAATCGGCTGAGACAGCAGGCGGATTGAGTCATCAGCCCAGAACACGTTAGCGGTGGTTGTTGCCACGTTCAGAACGTTTACCGGAGTGGTATCAGCAAGAGAGGTGTTTACGTTAGCGTAAGCCTTCTCTTCTTTTGTCAGTGACGCGTCATCCAGCGCAATCGGCTTCGGCGTGATTTCGATGTGAGTACTATCGATCACACGGGTGATTGAGAAAGTCGCGTCATCAGTCAGCACATTCTTCGCCATCTGAGACAGGAACTTCACACCAGTGAAGCTGATTTTGTCGCCGCGCTTAAATCCGGTGGTGGAGGATACGGTCACCGTTGCAACACGGTTGTCGACGTTCTCTTTGTTACCATCGGTATCAAGGGTGTACGCCTGCGGCTTAAACTTCTGCGCACCAGAAACAGTCACACCAGTAGCGGTTGACTTGGTAACTGCCGGAAGTTTCGGTGAGCGCAGAATTTCATCAAAGCCAGCAATCTGACGCTGAATAGTACCGTTGCGATACGCGTCTTCAGGAACGCGACCGAAGATGTCACCATCTACCAGGTTACGGCCTGCTTTGCGGTAATCGTCAGGGTTCAGGAAGTAACTGATGCCCATGTCGCGGTTGAGTTCTCGGGAGAACATCAGGCGCTCTGCATCAGACACAAAATCCCAGCCAGACAGGCCAGTAGATGGACCAATTGCGCGGGTATCGTGAACAACAAGCGAGCCAATTTCAGTTGCCTGTTTGGCAATCGCTGACTCAATGTTATTCGCCAGTTTTTTGGCGGATGCCTGGATGCGGCGACGGTAAGAACGCTCATCACGCAGGTCATCTGCACGAAGCTCGAAGAAATCGTTATCCGGATCGCCCATGTTGCATTTCACGGACAGTTCCAGAATACCGGTAGCGTTGCCAGTTAAATCCCAGCCAGTCTGAGTTGGCGCTTCCTGCTCAACAGGCATCCACACGGTGTTGCTTGAACGTTGCATGGATTCTGCCGGAGGGGTGTATTTTGTCACTTTAGACGCCATTGGCGTCAGGTTCTGGATGGTTTCGATGATTTCATCCAGAGCATACGTGACCAGTTGACCTTCATTTAATGCCATTATCGAATTCCTTTATTCAGTTGCGCCTTGAGCTTGCGGTATGTCTCTACATCCCCTTTGTTTGCTGCCGCTTCCATCTGCTTTTCAATCGCAGAAATATTTGCAGCAACAGCGTGTCCCTGAATGGGTTCATCAGGTAACGGGGCTTCTGAAACAGGCTTGGCTCGAGGCTTGAGAGTTAAACGTTCTGACAGTCGAGTGAGTTCAATCAGCGCGGATTGCCCGTCCATCGCCAGCAACTGGCGTGTTTTCTCAGGATTAGCACCAAGGTGATACATGAGAGCGGCGGATTTCTCCGGGAAGAGGCGCATGATGTCGGCACCGACTGCTGGCGGCACCAGTTGCATGAATGCATCCTCTTTCTCCTGATAGTCAGGGATATTGAGCTTTTCCGCTGCGTCGTAGTGCTTACGGGCTGCCTCGACGTATTGCGCTGATTGCTGGGTGAACTCCTGAGTTTTGCGACCCTGCTCGGCGACAGCCTGGCTTCGTGCGTCCATAGCCTTGATCTGCCATTCACTGTTTGCCTGCTGGAAGGCAGCCAGTGCGCGGCTCTGGTCATAGTCGTACTTAGCCAGTGCATCTTCGGAAAGATAATCGTTAGGGTCTGGTTGTTTTGGTAACTCAGGGTTCACCCGCAGGTGCTCCGGCAACTCTCCACGCTTAACCGCTTCCATCTGCTGCTCAAGCTCACGCTGGCGTTTGCGTTCAATGCGGCGACGGGCAAATTCAGCATTAGTTGCCGGGTCTTGTTTTGGTTTCTCATCGTCTTTCAGGACAATCTCGAAGCCTTCTTCCTGACCTGCGTTGTCGTTGGCATTATCGACAACTAAGCCATCAGCAGATGCCGCTGCATGATTGTCGGGCAGGGTTAATTCTTCAGAAGCCTGAATGTCGGTGGTTTGGTCCATGGTTAACTCTCTCTTATTGAGGTGTCTCGGCTACTCCGCCGGAGGGGATTTGAACTTGACGCATAAGATTCGCGAAATCCATGCGTTGTGAATGAGTCTGGTCTGCATCTTTAAGAAGCAGCTCAGCGTTAGCACGAGCATCTTTGCTGCGCTGTTGCTGGAATTGACCTACGAGCTTGAGGTACTCACGCAGTTCTGCCTGCTTGTCTAGGTCCATATTGTTGAAGATTTCCGCAATCTTCGCGGCGTTGAGTTGGTTTTGGGCTTCAACCTTGGCGGCTTCAACCTGAATCTGCGCCTGTTGGTTCTCTGCCTTGAGCAATTCAGCCTGACCTTGCAGAAGGATACCCTGCGCCTGAATTTGCTCTGCTGATGGCTGCTGCGGCTGCTGTTGAGCCTGCTGTACCATCTCCATCTCTTCAGGTGTTTCTGGTTTCTTCAGCCCCATCATCACCAGTTGCTTGTTCGCGTACTCTCGCATCATCTCGACGCCTTTACCGTCAAGCAGCGTGAAGTATTGCAGCATCAGCATCTGGAACTCTGGAGTACCTTGCGGAACCTTGGTGAGTAACTCCTGAATCTCTGCGCGGTTCTGTTCCTTCATGCTCTGGAAGGATGGCCCAACGTCCGTATAGCACTCATAGCGACCACGAATGTCGTTGAGTGTGACCACATTGCCGGACTGGTAATCGACAACTTGTGCATAGAGTTGAACGTCTTTCTCGCTTCCATCTTCAAGTGTCAGCGTTACATGACGAGGAACGTCATAAATATCGTTGACCATTGAGGCATAAATCTCGCCATCACGTCGCATTGCGGTAGCCAGGTTATCCTGAAACACGTATGTCTCAAGGTCTGCCCGCATGTTCAGTTGATTGACGGTATCGAAAGCTACCTGACCATTTGCCGCCTGCGCATCCACGCCAAGACTAGCCACCTCTTTCACTGCGTTGGTGGCAGCCTCAAGCATGTAAGCGTTGGCTTGCGGCACTTCAGGGTTTTCCATGTAGGAGATTGGACCAATCGGCAGGTCGTTACCGTTTTCATCGGTCCTGTTCTGCAGATAGTACGGATAGTCATCATTTCCACCGTACATGTATTCGTAGCCTTCGATTTGCTCAGGGAAGAAGGTCGGTTTCTTCTTCGGTGAACGAGCAACGATATCGGCGTTGAACGACATGATCATGTTACGAAGGCGCTGACCGTCTTTCGTCAGCCTTACCACTCCTTCGTAGCACTCCTTGTCACCAGCGAATGACCATTCGCCATACACTGGAACGATTGGAATATGCTCTCCGGCTATCTTCTCGCGGTCTTTCAGTATCTGCGTGCAGGTGATGATCGACTTATACACACGCCGACGCTTGACCTTACGCTCTGCTACCTTAATGAATCCACGATTAGCCAGGTCGTCGATGACGTCTTTGATATCCTGCTGGTAATAGCTGACCGGCTCACCTGTCAGCGGGTCGCGGTAGATGAAGACCTTCTCTTTCTTCTCTTCGACCTCGTAATACTCAGCGACGTAGACGACATCATTCGATACCCACGGAAACAGCCATGTATCGTTCGGATTCTGGAAAGATGGCAAGGTGTCCGGATCAATACCGTAATCCTCTGCGAACTCTTTCCAGCCATTGCGCGACAAGGCGTTAATCACCGTGCAGTGCTTAGCGTCGCTCTTATCCATCTGCTTGCTGTTGGCGTCCCATATGACGTGTGAGCAGGCTTCATGAATTGGCAGGCGTCTGATTACCTGATTGTTGCTTGTTGGGTCGTTGTCTTCGTACTGTGTGACCAGACGCCATGCACCAACGCCGGACTCTATCTGCTCACGAACGCCAACGTTAACGGCAATCTTTGCCGTGTTATGGCGCATATCAGTACGATACATCCCCATCAACACATCGGCTGCATCAGGACTAGCGCCGTCTTTGGGTCGGAAGAGAACGTCGATAGGGTTCCGGCGCATCTCTGCGACCAGTTTCCTGACCACCGGGCGAACAACATCGAATTGTCCGCGATATTGCAGGGTGGTGTAGTTTGATAGCCAGTCATCCCATTGCGACACTCGGCTAAAATACAGGTCATTTGTCGCCTCGGTTCTGGCTTCATCGCTCGCCATCCAGTCTGCGTCAAACTTACACAGAATGGAATTGAGTCTGTTTTCGTCGGCCATTTAAGTTCTCCGTGCGATGGGCCTGATTGGGGCTGGTATCTTTTTCTCTTTTGGTTTTTTGATGTCGCGCATCATTTTGGCGAAGCGGCGCATCATGTATGCATAGCGAACGGCGGAGAGAACGTCATCGTTAAGCTTGACGATCTTCCCGTTTTCATCACGGTGATAGAGGCGAAACTCCTCAAAGAATGGCTCACAGGTGTTGAATACTTTGAAGCGACCATCAAGCATCATGTCTCGCAATTCAGTGATGCCAGGCTCAACAGCATTACCGCCATCAGGCCATGTCGCATGCTCCTGCAACATCATAAAACCAGCATCTGCATACTGCCCTTTGAGCTGCTCACCGCCGCCCTTCTCATGCTGGTTTCCGTCATGAGGCCATGCTGTTGGCACTTTATGCGCCCATGATTTAACAGCTCCCCATGCCTGAACGGCTGTTTTTTCTTTCGCCTTCCACACGCGTGAAACGTAGATTGTGTCTGCGTCCTTATCCCACCAAAGCTGAACCTGCGCCTGCGGGTGATCCCATCCGAAATCCATCCCGCCAATTACGTAGAAGTGATCAGGGCACTCAAACGGCTGACACTTAATCGTCTCTTCCGGTATCTGGAAGATTCGCCCGCTACCCATCGTAGGAATACCGCGAGCACGCGCCTCTCTCTCATGCTCAGGATAGGATGCGATGATTTGCTCTTTCTGCTCGTCGGTGTAGTGCTCAGCGTCATAGATGGTCATGTTGACCACTTTCTGCGACTTGCTGGGATTCTTCAGGAACTTGGTAACAACGTCAGACATCCCCATCAGCGGGGTAAACGTCAGAATTGAGAATTGCCCGTATTTGTTGGTACGGGTAAGACCTTCGCCATAAATGCTGTATGGTGGCTCTTCGTCAAACCACACGCCGTGGATTGTGTCACCCTGCCAGCGAGCACGGCCTTGCGAGTATGGTTTGAAGTAGCAGATTGAAATGCCATCTTCAACGCCATCAGCCGTGTGATGCTTAACCAGAAGGTGATCAACAAGGTTCGGAAAGAAAGGAGACTTCTTCCAGCTAATGATGTCTTCTTTAGGTATGGAACCGTAGCCTGGCTCATCATTCTCTTCGATACGACCACACAGGATGCGTTGAGTCGTTTTGGTTACAGTCTCGTTTGTCTCGCCGCCAATCCAGAAGACAACAGGCTCATAGAAACGCTTACCTTTCCACTCCCCACCATATTTACCATCAGCAGGATAGCCTTTTGTGCCCGGATAACGCCCTGTAAGGTGAAACGCGACTTCAGCAGCACCAGTAAATGACTTACCAAGCTGGTTACCAGCCATAAAACATCGCTCTGGATAGTCATGTCCGGCGTCGATGAACTCACGCTGTTTGCTGTATGGCGTAAATTCATATAGCAGGTGTGTGTTCCGGTAGTTCTCTTCTTCTTCGAGTAGCTCGAGCAATTCGATTTGCTCTTCGTCGCTCAAGTTATCAAGAATCGCGTCCAGTTCCACGGTTGAATAGCTCCTTGATACGAGAGCGTCGCTTATCGCGATCTCCCTTATCAGGTGTCACGTCTTCAACTTGCGACTGCTCTTTGAGGCCCAAATCACGGGCGATGATATTAGCGTTGAGAAGGTCAGCGGCTGCGCCAGAGAATTTCTGGTCGTAGATGACCTGCTCTGCTCGCGTAACGACTTCAGATAAATCTTCTCGCAGGCGATATGTGCGCCATGTTTCAAGCGTCACATCAATGAACAGAGTGAGGCCGGTAATGGTCATCGCTCGCATCTTGGCGATAGGCTCTTGTATCACTTCACCCTGATACGAGAACGCCTTCATCTCCCATAGCGGGTTAGCTTCAACCCACTCGAAGTATTCACAACAAGCAGCCCACAGCGCCTCGGGCGATTCGAATTTAGGGTTTCGCCCATGACTACTGCGGGCCTCCCAAAATCGGTTGCCCTTTGGTGCTGCCATATTCATCTCACTTAGTTGTTATTTCAGGCTGAGGACTCTTTCGCGCCTTCAATCAGTGACTGCTTCAGCAATTCGAGTGTGCCAATCGCCTCGCATAAACTGATTTCACCATCGTAATCATGGATGACGCTTTCAAGCCGCTCGTATAGCTCTTGAGTAATTGGGAATTTCTTCTCCTTACCAAGATCAACGACGCTTGTCATAGAGGATTCCTATAATTTTGAATATCCAGACTCAAATACCTCAGCAGGAGAATATGATTCATATCCATCCTCATAGACAACGTAATAGCCTCCAGACATTGGTCGGTGCTTACAGATATATTCCGCGCTAACATCAAATGCTGCGTATTTCTTATCATCCGGATGAATAATTGCCCCATAACTAGAAGAGCCAGTCTTACCAGACTGATCTGGGTTTGGCTTATGTTCTATAGAGCCAATCTTCAGGGCGCGAACTTTTTTGTGGCACTGGTATCTCGGCATTTCTTGTTCAGTCATCTCTTACACTCCGGTAGTGAACAGGTCTAACGCTTCCTTCGATTTACGCACCGCTTCGATAGTGCGGGTCGTGATATCTGAATTAGCGCCGCCTGACTGGAAGTGAATTTTGAATAGCTCAAGCTTCAGCTCGTCAGTGCCAATGAATTGAAATGCTTCTTCTGCGGCTGCGTTCTGGTTCATGACCAGTTTGTAAATCTCTAACTGGAATTTCTGTTCTTCAGTCATGGGAATAATCTCTGCCATTGTTGGCTCCATTTATCCGTTAAAAGGGATATCAGTTAAGTTATCCCGTGTAGGGTATAAGCCATTATCAAAGCCACTCTGTAGGGAATGGCTTTTGTAATAACTACTGTTCGCTTAGCTTCTGCTTCAGCAAGTAACCTTCGAGCATCCAGATTTTGTTTACAGCATTCTGCCGGGCAATCTTCCGACCAATTTCTGCATCAAAATTTTCCGGACTTGCACAGGCACTCTCTCCGGTGACGGTGAAGCCATTCTTCAGCACCAGTACGCAGAAAGTGAGCAACTTCAATGGTGATAAATCACGATCGCCTTCTTCTGGTTTTTCCCTGCCACAATATTCGTTGCTGGAAATGGCACCATTTCGTCCATCATAAGCAGTAAAGTAATGCTCGCTTTTAATCACGTCTTCGATGTGCTGCGGGGTGATTCGCGGTGCCGTTTTGCCTTTCTCAACGATTTCTTTTTCGATTTGCTGGTCGTTCATAATTATGACCCTGTGGAGTGGTTGCTTGATTAGGATGTCTTTCCATCAGTCCGCCACCACAAAGAATCTTTTTTGCCATAAGGCAGGAGGTTCATCTTTCAGTGGCTGCCAGTGTTATTTCCCCACTTACTGGCTTGGGTTGTTTCGCGGTACTGCCGTAACTGGTGGTGCACAGATTTAGTTAAATCTGTTCTCGCCTGAACTATCTTTTACATACCCGGATTGTGGGGATGTAAATCACGGTTTCATTATCAAGCCCACCCGTAGATGGGCTTTGGAATGGTCACTTTGGCAGTCCGGGGATCGATATTTGCGCCTGCTGCTCAAGCCTTTTGATTCTTGCTATGAGTTGCGGTTTTTTGATCCTGCCCCAGCGGTTCAGCAAGCGTCCTGACATACTGGCAACATCCTTTTCCTTCATGAACTCCAGCATTAACTCGTTGTGCTCTCTTTGGTATGAGTGAGCCATCTCCATCAGCCTGTCACGCATCCAATTAAATGCTTTGATAAACGCCTCTTTGATGGCGGCAGCTTTTTTGCCGGTAAACGACATGATGATGTACATCGCACCGTCTTTGGAAATTTCATATTCAACATACTGATTACCCTTGTGTTCATAGGTAACCCGCGAAAAGTTGCTGGTTAGAAATTCATCCGAACATTCTAGCTTTTCGATTTTCTGAATGATGTGGTGATGCTGCTTGTCGAAGTAAGCTGCTACCTTGCGGGAGGTTGTGATCACGCGATCACCAGAAACAACCACCATGTCCCGGAAATCGAGATTAGCCAATTGATGATTCATAGCGTCTTTACCTTTTAGAAAGTGAGCCTGTCTCACAGAAAAGCCGCCCGAGAGAGGTCGCCACCTATAACGGCATTTCTCAGGCTCGCTTACTGAAAGGCTCTCGTTAATATGCGCGTGAGATGCGCTGTGAAATTCAGATATAAAAAGCCCCGCGAATGCGAGGCTAAATCCTGGTGTTTGTGATGACTGGCTCTTATCTCAACGCAGCCCCTTACCGCGCGCCAGATGCTCAATATCAAGCATCAGCAATGAGATGTTTAATCTGGATTCACTCCAGAAGTGATCACCACCCTGTCTACAGAGCCAAATGTGAAGGATGATGAGTAAAATTATCGCTATCATCGAAGGCATTGCGTCCTGATATATTCCTGAAGCGTTCTCAGTGCTGTCTGGTCTCTGATGATTCCGTCCCGGATACCGAGAACGTTTCGTCCAGCAACTGGAGAGAGTTCGACGGTGGCATCATTGCCCATGCCGGAGGAGCTGGAGGTTTCGGCTGAGGATGGCACAGGGCATTTTCCTTTGACGAGCACCCGACCACCATTATCAAGCTTGCGCCGAAGAGCATCATTTTCAGCTTTCGCATCAGCTAACTCCTTCGTGTATTTAGCATCGAGTGCATCAGCATCACGCTGGCGCTGTTGCATGTCAGTAATGGTGGCGTTCGCCTTCTCCAGTTCACTGGCCTTGTTATCGCGCTGTTCTTTGTAGGCGATGGCGTTATCATGGTAATGGTTAACAGCCCATGACAGGCAGACGATGATGCAAATAACCAGAGCGGAGATAATCGCGGTTACTCTGCTCATTGCTGCCCCCACAAACAGACTTCACGCTCAATCTCACGACGAGTCATCAGACCTTTCCATTGCTTACCGCCAGCGTATGTCCAGCGACGTAGCTGATCACATGCGCCTTTGATATCGCCCTGGTTGATTTTGTGCAGAAGCGTCGATGTTCTGAAATTGCCAGCGCCCACGTTGTAGACGAACGAGTAAAGAGCGCCGCGCGTTGTTTCCGGTATATCGACTTTGATGTACGGGTTAATTTGTCTGGCGACCGTGGCAAGGTCTTTATTCAGGAGGGCTTTGCATTCTGCTTCGGTATACGTTTTACCGGGAATGATGTCTTTTCCGGTGTGCCCGTAACATACAGTCCATACACCAACTATGTCTTTGTAAGGATTATGTCTCACACCTTCCAGACCATCGTTACCACTCGGTCCAGTGATTAACACAGATGCTATAGCAATAGCCCCGCCACTTATCGCCGCTATTACGCTATTTCGTAGTGCCGGTGACATTGCCATTCAATCTGTCCTCGCGCTCTTTGCGCTTGTAGTACCAGTTGATGCCAAATGTGCCGACAGTACAAAGAATACCAATAATGACAGCCCAGTCATTCAGGGAGAGAATGCCACCCATCGCAGTCAGTCCTCCGAAACTGTAACTGAACCATTCTCTGATTTTGTCCATACGGTACATGCTCTACCCCTTCATTGAGGGGATTTGCTCTATTTAATTAGGAATAAGGTCGATTACTGATAGAACAAATCAAGGCTACTGTGTTTAGTAATCAGATTTGTTCGTGACCGATATGCACGGGCAAAACGGCAGGAGGTTGTTAGCGCAACCTCTTGCCACCCGCTTTCACGAAGCCAGTCATTGAGCTGGTTTTCTTTTATGCAAAGCACACCGCACCGTAGCCACAGCGGATAAGGTGATTATTTTGGTCTGTCTGGTATTTGGTTTGATGCGCTTTCAGAAAGGTCGTGCTTAAAACGCAAAAAGCCCCGAGCTATTAACTCAGGGCTTTATTTAACGAGTGCATTTATCCATCGTTGAGTCAAATTTACCCAACTTTATTCAAAAAGTCAATATTATGCCGTTAATATGTTGCCATCCGTGGCAATCATGCTGCTAACGTGTGACCGCATTCAAAATGTTGTCTGCGATTGACTCTTCTTTGTGGCATTGCACCACCAGAGCGTCATACAGCGGCTTAACAGTGCGTGACCAGGTGGGTTGGGTAAGATTTGGGATTAGCATCGTCACAGCGCGATATGCGGCGCTTGCTGGCATCCTTGAATAGCCGACACCTTTGCATCTTCCGCATTCTTTCTCAACAACTCTCCCCCACTGCTCTGTTTTTGCTATATCAACCGCACGGCCTGTACCGTGACAATCTCTGCATCTTGCGCCCGGCGTCGCGGCACTACGGCAATAATCCGCATAAGCGAATGTTGCGAGCACTTGCAGTACCTTTGCCTTAGTATTTCCTTCGAGCTTTGCCACACCCCGGTATTTCCCCGATACCTTGTGTGCAAATTGCATCAGATAGTTGATAGCCTTTTGTTTGTCGTTCTGGCTGAGTTCGTGCTTACCGCAGAATGCAGCCATACCGAATCCGGCTTGTGATTGCGCCATCCCCATAGCAGCCATCACATCAGTACCGGAAAGAGAGTCAGAAGCCGTAGCCCGTGGTGAGTCGCTCATCATCGGGCTTTTTGGCGAATGAAATTTAGCTACGCTTTCGAGTCTCATCGTCTTCCTCTCTTGCCCTGTTTGACCATCAGGACGCCGTTAACTATTACGTGACGTTCGCCTTTGCTGTCTCGGTTGTACTTGAGCACCGTTCCTCTTGCGCAGGAAAGCATCCTCGCCACTTCGGTCTGATTGCCTCGTGTCTGTATAAGAAGCTCTGGTATCGTTTGAATTGTGGCGTTCATACGTTCTCCAGTTCGGTGATTTTTATTCCAAGCCGTCCGCCTGGTACTTTCACGCCACGAATTACGCGAATGTCATCGAATTGCTCGTCGTCTTCCGCAAATCCGGCGTGGATAAGGGAGTCGAGTAAACCTTTCAGGATGTTGTCGAGGTCGCGGCGGCGGGAGTCTGGAACGTCTGCGATGACTTTGATGCGGAGTCGTGATTTGGTGAAAATGTCTAACTTAAGTTGGCGGATGATTTGCTGAACGTCTTTTCGGTATTTCTGGCCTTTATCGCTGATGTAGTATTGGCTTCCCCGTCTTCGCCAGTAGGTGTTCACCGACGGCGGGTATGGAAGCACAAACTGATATTCGTTCATGACTTAATCTTCCCCTCCTTCAGCAGTATCGCCTGCGTCCTGATCACGCCTTCGAGGTGGTAAAGTCTGGCGTCTTTGTTGTCGAGGTTATGGGTGCGTCGGTCGATTTCATCGTGACACGCGCTACAAGCCCATGCACCGATCAGGTCGTCAGGCTTCATTCCCGTTCCGCAAATTCCAGCCATCCGGTAATGTGCCAGAACTGTAGTTTCAGGGTTGCCATTGCATACGCCGTAAATACGTACCTGGCATTCTCTGCCGCGTGCTTCTTTGCGTAGGTTAGCCATTAAGCAGCCTCCCCTGTTACTTTCAGCATTCCGTTATCGAGCAGCTTTCTGGTCAGCCACTGTTGACCACGCCCGGTGATTTTTGTGGTGAACGATATCTGTATCCCGTGATTTGTGTTGATCGCTGTTTCTTTCACTGTGAAATAGCCGCGATCCATATATTCCTGCATTGGCACATTGCGCCGGGAACCTGAAGCAATAAGGATTTTGTGATCGCGCATCCACGCAAACAGTTTGTTTGGACCAATTCCAACAACCTTTGCAAAGTTTCCAATCAAAATTCCGCTGGCCTCGCCAACGCGATCGGCAAACTCAACTTTAGGTGCGGCAATTGCGAGCTGGTTTTCCAGTTGCATTTTCTTCTCAGCAAGATCAGCAGCAAGGCGCAACGCTTCCGGTAGCGTTTTGGGGATATTAACCGTAGTTTCTTCAAGCTCTCGCCAACGATCAACAAGACGAGCGGTGAATTCCGGCGACAACTGGGCTACAACGACAATACTGTCTCGCTTACCTTGTTCGCCCTCAAAAACGTAAGCCTCTACGCCACGAAGTAATCCTAAGTTATTGATTTTTTCGAAAACCACCATTGGGGGATTTCGGATCACACCTCGAGCCGCCAGTCGTTCAATAGATTGTTTCACCTTGTCATGACGACTTCCCACCAACTCAGCGATTTCAATGCTTGTCATTTTGATGGCGTTGCCATTTATTAACTCATTCATCGTCTTCTTCCTCGTACATTGAGCTATTCGGATCGCTCATCAGTTCTGCGCAGCAGTGCTCACACACATGAACTTCCAGCACATGCAGCTTCTGACCGCAGTTAGCGCACGTTAAAGCTCGCTCGACGCTTTCTTTCTGGTATTGAAGGGATTGGGATGGGCTAAGCATTATTGGCGTCCTGCATCAGGAGAAAGACAATCATGGCGGCGCGGAGAGGTCTGGTATCAAATATTGGGCTTACGCCTTTTGCATCCACACACCATTCAGTTAACTGGTCTAAGATAGAAATCCTGTATTTCTCAATAATCGGCCATGAAGCGCTCGGATCATTGCAGTAGTCAGGCAAAGGGTTTAATGGCTCAAGACTTACATCGGCATTTCCGTAATACCATTTGTTGGTGTTATTCCCTGATGTTTCAGGCTTACATGCCCAAAGGCCTTTAAAAATTATGTCTCCTACCATTCGGTTAATTTCAAAATCACTTAACTGTGAATAATCCATTGTCATTTCCTCGCACGATGTCTTAGCCACCGGATATCCCACAGGTGAGCCGTGTAGTTGAAGGTTTTTACGTCAGATTCTTTTGGGATTGGCTTGCGTTTATTTCTGGAGCGTTTCGTTGGAAGGTATTTGCAGTTTTCACAGATTATGTCGGTGATACTTCGTCGCTGTCGTCTCATTCGTACCTCCTGTCGGTAAATCTGACACCCTGACCAATAGCCCAAGCTGTTGTGTACTCGATAAGACTTGCCATACGCTTCACACTCATCTGCGCGCTGCTTTCGCGAATGTTGACGTATTCGCCTTCAAGCCCAGGCAAAACATCAGCTTCCTGTTTTGTTGCCACTGCATGACCGCTGATCAACAAAACCTTCCATTGTTCCGGTTTTAACCATTTTCCGCACCATTGAACCTGACGTGCGATATCCGCCAGCATCGCGTGAAATTTTGCGTTCTGGTCAAGGTTGCGCTTGTAGTCAGTAATGCGGATGGTGACTGGCTTGTCTTTATCGAGTGGTGTTGCGAGGATGGCATTTATTGCAGCTTGCTGTTGTTGCTTAGTTCGGAGGAAGATTGTTTGCTTCACTGAATACTCCTTTATTTTTTATGCCTGTAACCCCATTCTTCCAGCAACCTTGCGGCGTACCACCCAAGAAACAAAGGAAAGAACATTACAATGAGATATTCCCCGCCACGGTCAATGTTCGAAATTGACCAGATTACGATGTAACCAGTGCAGGACAGGAATATTACAAACCCCAAAAAGCTACTTCGTCGACTCATGCTCACTCCTTCACTTTTATTCCAGCGGCGCGGATGTTTTCCTCATAAGCATCCATTGCATCACCGAAGCCATTGGAATAATCAACAGTAAACCCTTTGGCTAATGCTTCTCTGCTGTCGATAAACTTTGGCGCGATTATTTCAATAGCTGCTCGCGATGCCTGCCATAAAGCCCACCACTCATTTAAGGAGTGACGAATATCCATGCTTGAAAATGCAAAGTACCTATCACCATTTCGTGCCTCGGTTATCATCTCGAATGGTAATCTCAATTTTTTGGCAACGTATTCCTCAAACTGCTTTCTTGATTCGTCCATCGATACTTACCCTCAATTCAACTAACAAAACGCCACGCCATTTTTGCTACGACAACAGGCATAACACCGATAATCACCCAGACAAATGCAGCGCCAAACAACGTATACCATGGGTCTTTACCGTCATTCACAAGACGAATGTAGCTATGCAGAACAATAAAAAACGTCAGAAGAATCCATCCAACGCCAACGCATTTGAATGCGACGAGCATAAACTCAGCCACGATTTACTCTCCCCCAAATAAAAAGGCCTGCGATTACCAGCAGGCCTGTTATTAGCTCAGTGATGTAGATGGTCATACGTCAGCCCCTTGTGCATATCGCCTGCCACGCGCAGCAGGTGCATTTGATGCTGTGCAAATCTGTCTGGCTTCATCCTGGTCACATGCAACAAAGTGTCCGTTGCAGAACCGCTGGTAAACCGTACCAAGTGAGCCAAAACGGTTTTTCGTCACGATGATTTCAGCAAATGGCGCGGCGCTACTGCTCTCGTCATATACCGCTTCCCGATAGAGCATGATGATTGAGTCTGCGTCCTGCTCAATGCTTCCTGAATCACGCAAATCTGCGTTTGTCGGGCGTTTGTTTGGTCGCTTCTCAACATCGCGCGAAAGCTGACTCAGGGAGATAACAGGCGTTTTCAGGTCTTTCGCCATCGCCTTCAGGCTTCCGGAGATGTGAGCAATTGCGAGGTCGTTGCGGTCTGCTTTCGGCTTCTCAATCAGGCCAAGATAATCTGCCATGATGAGTGACAGGTTTGGATTTTCCTGTTTGTGCCGTTCTGCGATTGAGCGAATTTCTTCGACCGATAACCGCGAGGCATCGACTACCCATACATCCAAATCTGCAAGCTGACTCATGCCGTTAGCAACACGTGCCCAGCCCTCGTCATCCATCGATGCAGGATTTCGCAGTACGCTAACCGACATCCTCCCGGCGTTGGCAATGCTTCGCTCTGCAATCTGCAATGCGCTCATTTCCATTGAGAAAATCAATACCCCGCGCCGGACGTCAGAACCAGGAATAACGCGGCTTGCAACGCCTTCGGCAATCTTCAGCGCCAGTTCGGTTTTCCCCATACCAGGACGAGCAGCGATTATCACAAGGTCTTCCGCGTTCATCCCTCCGGTGATGGCATCAAGTTCTTCGATTCCGGTCTTCAGGGTATCTGACTCTTCTCCGTTCCTCAGACGCCTGTCAAGCGTGTCAGTGTAGTCAGTGATGATTTCCCCTAACCGTACAGGTTTAACCTCGTCACGGGGCTTTCTGATGGCTGAGAGACGTTTTACAAGTTCATCCATCGCCTGACTCGATGCGTCGATGGTTCCGCTTTGGATTGGTTCACGCATTTCATCCATGATTTCCAGCACCAGACGGCGGTGATAGTTATCCGCGACCATTCCGGCATATCCCTTCAGGTTTGCGGCACTCGGGCAGTTTTTGCTGGTCATCAGGATTGACGTGAAATGCTCCTCTCCGCACTCCTCGGCAACCATCAGCGCGTCGATTAGGTTTCTGTTTCGCGCCTGCTTGCGGATAACCTCGAAGGCTTTCCGGTAGAGCGGAATTGAAAACGCTTCCGGCTCCAGCGTTGCCAGAACGTCGCTGGCGGTTGGAGTTAATCCACCAATCAGCAGGCCACCGATAACGCTCGCTTCGATATCCTGTCTCATGCAATCCCCCTGTCTGCAAACTTCCCTTCCCGAACTCCCGTTAACGAGTCTTCCCTCAGCAGGTAATCAAAATCGGCCGTCCAGCCCGTGTCGTTGTCTCCGAAGTAAAACGGCTTGGCCTGATGCACAAACGCCCTGACATACGCTCTGAAACCGTCCACGTTTGGCGTTTTCAGTTGCGGGATGATTTTCTTCAGGCGGCGTTTGCGTTTCTCGTTGACCGCAACAGCGTGTGGCAGTCTGTCACCGACTTCGGCGTTGTAGGCGTTCAGGAAGGATTCGTAGTCGATTCGTTCTGCCTTGCGACGTTCAGGTTTAACCTGCCCATCGCCTCCCCCATTGGGGGGTAGGGGGGTATTTGTATTTATTGTCTTTTGTATATTGTCTTTTGTGTTTAGCTGACTTGGCTTATACCCATTAGCCGACTTGGCTAATGTTTTATTAGCTGTTTTAGCTAATGTTAAGCTGTCCTGGCTAATCCACTGAGAAACCACCTTGTTCACTCCGATTTTCACGCCATCAGCAATGAGGAATTTACGCTCGATAAGCTGGCGCTTGGCAGCGCAAACATGAGTGTGATGAATACCTGTCATGGCTGCTATCTGCGTGTTTGTGAGTCGATCCATCGGCTTATTGAATCCGTATGTCTTGCGCATGATAGCGAGCATCACCTTCAACTGCCGGACGGTTAAATCAGCCATCAGCAGACTGTCGGTAATCTCGTTAGCAACGCGCATGAAACCATCTTCGGTATCTGCCACGCGATGCTCCACGACCTCAAGTTGAGTCCTGTAATCAGCTAACTTAACGACGCCCATGTTTCACTCCTGCTTTGGCTAGTCTGTAAACACCAACAAGGCGCTCTGCGAACGCCCTGTTATTTGCTGCGGCTACCACTAATCCCTCAGGTGAATCAGGGTGTCGAATCTCTTCTTTTTCCTGGTATTTCTTACGACGTTTTGTCATAATGACTCCTGTGGATTGATCCAGTAATGACCTCAGAATTCCATCTGGATTTGTTCAGAACGCTCGGTTGCCGCCGGGCGTTTTTTATTGGTGAGAATCGAAGCAACTTGTCGTGCCAATCGAGCCATGTCGTCGTCGACGACACCCCATTCAAGAACAGCAAGCAGCATTGAGAACTTTGGAATCCAATCCCTCTTCCACCTGCTGATCTGCGACTTATCAACTCCCACAGCTTCCGCTGTCTTCTCAGTTCCAAGCATTGCGATTTTGTTAAGCAACGCACTCTCGATTCGTAGAGCCTCGTTGCGTTTGTTTGCACGAACCATATGTAAGTATTTCCTTAGATAACAATTGATTGAATGTATGCAAATAAATGCATACACCATAGGTGTGGTTTAATTTGATGCCCTTTTTCAGGGCTGGGATGTGTAAGAGCGGGAATGTCTTAAGCGGCTTTACCGCGTTTAGTTCCGTACTGTAACCAAACCGGATCACAGTTAAGCGCCATAGCAATCTCAAACAAGAAGCGCGGTCGCTTGGTTACTCCAGCTTCAATCAGTTGAATTGATTGCTGTTTAACACCGGCTTTGGTTGCCAGTTCGGTTTGCGTCATTTTTAACGCAATTCGCCTCTTCTTGAGGCGTTCAGAAAGAGTTTGCATATCGCCTCCATCAACAAACTTTCTTGTATTTTCATACAATGTATCTTGTTTGTCAAATACAGTTTTTCTTGTGAAGATTGGAGGTAAATAACAGAGGTGGCTTATGAGTATTTCTTCCAGGGTAAAAAGCAAAAGAATTCAGCTTGGACTTAACCAGGCTGAACTTGCTCAAAAGGTGGGGACTACCCAGCAGTCTATAGAGCAGCTCGAAAACGGTAAAACTAAGCGACCACGCTTTTTACCAGAACTTGCGTCAGCTCTTGGCGTAAGTGTTGACTGGCTGCTCAATGGCACCTCTGATTCGAATGTTAGATTTGTTGGGCATGTTGAGCCCAAAGGGAAATATCCATTGATTAGCATGGTTAGAGCTGGTTCGTGGTGTGAAGCTTGTGAACCCTACGATATCAAGGACATTGATGAATGGTATGACAGTGACGTTAATTTATTAGGCGATGGATTCTGGCTGAAGGTTGAAGGTGATTCCATGACCTCACCTGTAGGTCAAAGCATCCCTGAAGGTCATATGGTGTTAGTGGATACTGGACGCGAGCCAGTGAATGGAAGCCTTGTTGTAGCCAAACTGACTGACGCGAACGAAGCAACATTCAAGAAACTGGTTATAGATGGCGGGCAGAAGTATCTGAAAGGCCTGAATCCTTCATGGCCTATGACTCCAATCAACGGGAACTGCAAGATTATCGGTGTTGTCGTGGAAGCGAGGGTAAAATTCGTATGATCAGGATTGCGGCGCTACTCTCAATACTATTAACTACCAGCGCCAATTCTGAATGCTGGATTGTCACAAACCTGCACGGGTACGGGGCAATGAATGGCGATCGTTACGACTTTACAAAAGACAGCACGGAAGATTCCGTTTTCCACATAACAATTAATGGTGATAAATCATCGGTTTATGAATCAATCACTGGCGTCTATCCAGAGATGAAATACACGGCTTTGTCATCGAACACTATGGTAGGAGAATACCAGTCTGGTGGCGGAATAACCGTTGAAACTTGGTCAATCACTACAGACAAAAAAGCTCTTTACTCCAAAGTAATGAATATCCCGGGCATGCAGCAACTTACATCAACCAAATCCTTTGTTGGTGATGTAGTCGGAACCTGCAACCACTAATCCCCACCTCAATCTCAGTAACCCAAAAACAAACTATTTTCCGTTTAAAAACAATGGAGTTTGTTTTTTGCACCTCCATTTACAATATTTCTTGTTTACAACATACAATCTTTCTTGTAATTTTAAGCCATCAGCAGGACGCACTGACCACCATTGAAGGTGACGCTCTTAAAAATTAAGCCCTGAAGAAGGGCAGCATTCAAAGCAGAAGGCTTTGGGATTGGATGAATGAGCAGGCTGATGCTCGACCAATGTATAAACAGCGCTCATGGCAAGCAGTAACCAATCTGCGCCTCAAGACAGCGTCACTGGTAGTGCGGGCGCTCTAACCAGTAAGCCGGGGTTCAGCGCCGGCCATCCAATCACCAAAGCTAACTGACAGGAGAATCCAGATGGATGCACAAACACGCCGCCGCGAACGTCGCGCAGAGAAACAGGCTCAATGGAAAGCAGCAAATCCCCTGTTGGTTGGGGTAAGCGCAAAACCAGTTAACCGCCCTATTCTCTCGCTGAATCGCAAACCGAAATCACGAGTAGAAAGCGCACTGAATCCGATAGACCTTACGGTGCTGGCTGAATACCACGAACAGATTGAAAGCAACCTGCAGCGTATTGAGCGCAAGAATCAGCGCACATGGTACAGCAAGCCACGCAGTGAAATGGGTGTGACTTGTGTTGGTCGCCAGAAAATGAAATTAGGCAGCAAACCACTTATTTGAGGTGAGATATGGAAGAAGATTTTGAAGAGTTCGAAGAGCATCCGCAGGATGTGATGGAACAATACCAGGACTATCCGTATGACTACGACTATTGATAAGAATCAATGGTGTGGACAATTCAAGCGATGCAATGGATGCAAGCTGCAATCGGAATGCATGGTTAAGCCTGAAGAAATGTTTCCTGTAATGGAAGATGGGAAATATGTCGATAAATGGGCAATACGAACGACGGCAATGATTGCCAGAGAAATTGGTAAACAGAACAACAAGGCTGCCTAATGGTGGCCTTTATTTTTGGTATAAACAATATGGGGTAAAAATGAAAGTTTTAATGGTTTATGAAAATGTTCCAGAGTCGACTGAAATCTATATTTTTGATGCCAATGAAGATGAAGTTAACGATTTGAAATTGTCTCACGGCAATTACACAAATGCTAATTGTGATGAAAGTATCGAAAAAGCACTATCACGTGTTCTTGTCAGAATTAGTGATCCAGAACATTGTGATGATGATTGGCTTTCTTATTGTGGAGCGGTAAAAACTGATGCAGGAAAATGGAGTAAAAGTAAAGTTGATAACTCAACTCCAATCATTATGAAAGATAGCGATATTGAAATGGTAATAATAACCGGAATGATTATGTAGGCTGCGAATAAGCACTGTGTATTCATTCCAACGAGTGAATACACGGAGCAATGTCGCTCGTAACTAAACAGGAGCCGACTTGTTCTGATTATTGGAAATCTTCTTTGCCCTCCAGTGTGAGGGCATTTTTTTGACGGAGGAAATATGAAATTACGTGTCTGGCATATCCCGCAAGTACCTATGAAGCCGTTCATTGTAGAAGTGGCAAGTGTTGAAGAGGGTGTTCGCCTGATGGACGCACTGGCTGATTATGACGCCTTTCAGTATGACAACAACATCAAGCCTGATTACTGCAATGCTAACGGCCTTGAGATGTGGGATGAGAGCCTTACCGATGAAGATTTATCAGAGATGGAGCTTACGGATCGCTGGGTAGATTGGTACAGCGAATGCCAATGTTACGACGACCCACGTAAATATATCGAAAGCCTGAAAGAAGAAACCTCAGCATCCTGAGCGCGGATTTGACGCATACAAATTAAGGAGGATATATGAGTGAAGTAACAGATTTAGTTGTTATTGAAAAAGCAAATGCAATGACTGTATTTCAGTCTGCCGACCAGATTGAAGAAATCCTTCAAAAGGTTGAACGTGAAGTTATGTCCTTTGTGCCTGATATCACAACGGCAAAGGGCAGAAAGGAGATCGCTTCTCTGGCGTATAAAGTTGCGCAGACGAAAACATATCTCGATGGTCTTGGCAAAGACCTTGTTGCTGAACTGAAGGAAATTCCAAAGCTAATTGATGCCAACCGCAAGACAGTGCGCGATCGCCTTGATGAACTGAAAGCCAAGGCACGCCAGCCTCTTACTGATTATGAAGAGGAACAGGCGCGGATTAAAGCCGAAGAAGAAGCTAAGGCAGCAGCTGAAGCTCTCGCAAGGCAAATTGAGTCTGACCATGAAATAGCGATTTTGATGGATCGCGAATTTGACCGCCAAAGAGAAGAGGAAAGACTCAAAGCGGAGCAGGAAAAGCGAGAGCATGAAGAACGCTTAAAAAGAGAAGCTGAAGAGAAAGCCAGAGCAGAAGCCGAAGCAAAGGCAAAAGCCGAAATTGAAGCAGCAGCAAGACGAGAAGCAGAGGCTAAGGCCGCAGCGGAACGTGCAGAGCGTGAACGCATTGAAGCCGAGCAACGAGCACAGCGCGAAGCAAAAGAGGCAGCAGAACGAGCTGAAAGAGAAAAGCAGGCGGCAATTGAAGCAGAACGCCGAAAAGCACAGGAGGAGGCTGAACGAATCCGGCGCGAGGCTGAAGCAAAAGAGCAAGCCAGAATAGCAGAAGAAAAAAGAATCAAGGACGAAGAAGAGCGTAGAGCAAAGGATAAAGCTCACCGGAAAGAAGTAAATAACAAAATACTTGCTGACCTTATCAAGGTTGGCGCATCAGAAGATGTTGCTAAAAATATCATAATAGCCATCGCAAAAGGCGAAGTATTCGCAACAAAAATAACCTACTAATAAAACCAACATAAGGAACCACCCATGATTTACGCAATCGCGGGAGGCGCTCGCATGGGTGCCTTCCAACTAAATGAATCTTTACTTGAACGAATCACCCGTAAATTACGTGACGGATGGAAACGCCTTATCGACATACTTAATCAGCCAGGAGTCCCCAAAAATGGATAAAACACTTATGGCTATCCAGACTAAATTCACTATCGCCGCTTTTATTGGCGATGAAAAGATGTTTCGTGAGGCCGTCGAAGCCTACAGAAAATGGAGGTCAAAATGATTCCGGTAGAGCTGGCGAAAACTCCAGAGTTAAGTCGATTAAAAAGAGAATATCACATTGCTGAGGCTCGTTACTGGCGTAAAGCGGGAGATAAATCAAAGAAACAACTTTGTTTATGGCAAGCACAAAGAGAGCGCATGAATGAGCGCGAATTTCTTTCCTCCCCATCCGAATTACCATTCTGAGGTGAATTATGGATTTGAACAAATTCGATGAGCCATTCAGCCCTGAAGATATCGAATGGCGAATACAGCAAAGCGGTAAAACACGCGATGGCAAGGTGTGGGCTATGGTGCTGGCTTATGTCACGAACCGGGCAATCATGAAACGCCTGGACGATGTTTGCGGCAAATCAGGATGGCGCAATGAATACCGCGATATTCCCAACAACGGCGGAGTTGAATGCGGCATATCAATCAAGATTGATTCCGAATGGGTAACCAAATGGGATGCCGCTGAAAACACGCAGGTAGAAGCCGTCAAAGGTGGTCGTTCCGGTGCAATGAAGCGCGCTGCCGTTCAATGGGGAATCGGTCGGTATCTGTATAACCTTGAGGAAGGTTTCGCACAAACATCTCTCGATAAAAAGCAGGGGTGGCACAGGGCAAAACTGAAGGATGGAACAGGGTTTTACTGGCTCCCTCCAACGCTGCCCGGCTGGGCAATCCCAGCATCAGATAACAAACCATCACCAGAAAATACCAACCAGAAATCTCCATCGGTTGACTGCGAACAAATCCTGAAAGACTTCAGCGATTATGCATCGAAAGAAACTGATAAGAAAAAACTCATCGAGCGTTATCAGCGTGACTGGCAATTAATGGCTGGCAATGAGGAGGCGCAGGCTAAATGCGTTCAGGTAATGAACATCAGAGTTAACGAACTAAAACAGGCGGCATAAATGGCAAGCAGAGGCGTAAATAAGGTGATCATTATTGGTCGCCTTGGGCATGATCCAGAAATCAGATATTCACCATCAGGAACGGCATTTGCAAACCTTACAGTTGCTACGTCAGAACAATGGCGTGATAAGCAAACTGGAGAGCAAAAGGAGCAGACGGAGTGGCACCGCGTGGTAATGAGCGGGAAACTGGCAGAAATTGCCAGCGAATATCTGCGAAAAGGCTCTGAGGTTTATCTTGAAGGAAAATTGCGGACAAGAAAATGGCAGGATCAAAGCGGACAGGATAGGTTCACTACCGAAGTCATCGTGGGCGTTGGTGGAACCATGCAAATGCTTGGTGGCAAGCAAGGAGGCAATGAACAGTCTTCACCTCAGCGAAATAATGGTCATCAACAAAGACAGCAACCTCAGCAGCATGGAAATCACAGCGAACCACCTATGAACTTCGACGATTCGGATATTCCGTTCTAGGAGCTGAATATGAAAATCTGCTCAAGATGCCATCAACAGAAGGAAGAAAGGGACTTTCAAATCAGAAGAGCATCCAGAGATGGATTAACTGCCGCTTGCCGGGCTTGCCTGGCTGAATATGACAAAGAGCGCGCGGGATTGCCACATCGAGTATCAGCAAGGAGAGAATATCAATCATCGGAACGCGGCAGAGAACGGTGTAACGCAGCCAAAAAGCGGTTCATTCAGAGCAACCCATGGAAAAGAAAAGCCCACATCATCGTGGGTAATTTTTTGCGCGACGGTAAGCTAATCCGACCACCACAATGTGAGTGCTGCGGATCAGAATGTAAACCACAGGCGCACCACTGCGACTACAGCAAACCAACCGATGTGATGTGGCTCTGCAAGTCATGTCATGTCGAGTGGCACAAACATAACAAACCTATCTACCCAGACGAGGAGCCAGTAACTCTCCCCTTCCCTCGTCACGCTATTCACGCAATTTAATCAGGAGAAAATCATGCCAGCGCCTCTGTATGGTGCGGATGACCCGCGCCGCTGTTCCGGCAATTCCGTATCGGAGGTGCTGGATAAATTCAGAAAAAACTACGATCGGATAATGTCGCTACCGCAGGAAACGAAAGAGGAAAAGGAATTTCGCCACTGTATATGGCTTGCAGCGAAAGAAGAACGCGAGCGAATTTACCAGACATCAATCCGACCATTCCGCAAAGCCACATATACCCACTTCCCTGAAATTGACCCGCGCCTGCGTAATTACCGCTCACGCTATGGCGCTATCAGTAATGACTGAGGAATTTACCATGAGAGGACTTGCATACAATCCCGGCATTCTTCCGGCAGAAATGATTATTCGCCAACGCGTAAAGCCAATGCCATCGAGAGAGGAATTGCTTAAAAGAAATTCTTTTCCGTCAGTGAATCAAAACAAATATCTGAATGCGATGTGGCGTAAAGGAGGCAAGCAGTGAGTGTATGTCTTATTGATAAACGTCGACGTGGGCAACAAATACCATCTGTTGAAATGCCGAATCACACATGGTTTTGCGTACTTGATATCGATGGTATGGATACGTTGGTTGACACTCGTCATTACTGCGATACCGCAACAGCTACTCCGGCGAAAGCAAAGAAAATTGCTGCTCTGATAGAAAACTGGACTCCACCTGATGGTTGGTGCAATGGGAATGATCGAGATTGGCATGAAAAAATGAAGGGCTATATCTGCGATTTCTTACGTAAATGCAACGGATTCAGGGTGATGTGACATGAACAAGATTGACTATCAGGCACTGCGTGAAGCGGCGGAACGTGCAATTCCAGCAATGGAACGCCTGTTAATGTTGCCAGCTGATGATGATTTGTTAAGTGAACAGGAACTTAAAGATTACGGTGTGGATATTGATGCGCTCAACGCCTTCAAATTTCTGGCCGGACCAGAAACCGTGCTGGCACTACTGGATGAACGGGAAAGAAACCAGCAATACATCAAACGCCGCGACCAGGAGAACGAGGAAATTGCGCTAACGGTAGGGAAGCTGCGTGTTGAGCTGGAAGCCGCAGAGAAGCGCATTGCAGAACTGGAAACACGGGAAATAAAACCAGCCAAAGGTGAAGTTCTTGTCGTTGTTTCTGGTTTTACTGGTTGCGGAAAAAGCGCCATTGCCGGGGAAATAGAAATTGCGATGAAGGCTATTGGTGTACCGGTTCAGAGAACTAATGGCGATGCGGAAAAGCGCATGACAGGAGCTGACTGGCTGACAGCGATTGAGATGTACAAACCAACAGTGCGCATCGTGGAAGTTAATGTGCCACGCGCCGCTGGCATCAAGGAGGAGTCTGAGTGATGGTCATTTCACCTATAACGCTGAAAGCGGCGCAGGAATTTATCGCACAGCACCACCGACACAATAAACCACCAGTGGGGCATAAATTCAGCATTGGTCTGAGAAATAATGCCGGAGAATTGATAGGTGTGGCGACAGCTGGTCGACCTGTTGCACGACATTTCGACGATGGATTAACGCTTGAAGTAAATCGCACATGTACCACAGGAGAACGCAACGCTAACAGCGCGCTTTATGGTGCTATCTGGCGGGCAGCAAAAGCTATGGGTTATCAACGTTGTATTACGTACACCCAGGCAGATGAATCAGGAGCATCTCTTCGCGCAGTTGGTTTTGTTCGTGTGAAAGAGCTTCCTCCAAGAAAAAGCTGGGCGGAATCAAGCGTCGCCTTGCGGAGTAAACGCGATCCGGTCGGAAACGGTGGTATTCCTCGTGTGCTCTGGGAAATCAGGAGAATGAGTACCACTGGCATTCGCATCAAAGGAGAGTGATATGAGCACTATCACTAAAGAACGTATCGAATTATTCATTAAAAATCCGCTTGATAACGGACTTACCCGTGGCGAACAAATGGAAGTGGCACGAATTGCTCTGGCATCGCTGGAAGTCGAGCCTGTAAGCCAGACTTACAAGTTGAACGAGCTGTCGGGCAACTCTCCGGTAACTCCGGATGGTTGGATAAGCTGTAGTGAGCGAATGCCAAGCGAAGAAGATGTTTTGGTTTATTGCTCAGACACAAAAGAGCAGATGGTAGGGTTTCACAAAGGTAAAGGGTTATTTCAATTCTTTTACATGAATGGTGTTGAGGGGGTATGTGAGCCGTCACACTGGATGCCGCTACCAGAGCCTCCACTTTGAAAGCGAAGCTTATACATATCTTTTACATCAGCAATCTATTGTTAATCTCCAATCAATGTTACGTTGTCATCTCACTCATGCTTTGGAGGTAGTGATATGTCTTGTCCAAAATGCGGTTCTGGAAATATTGCAAAAGAAAAAACAATGCGTGGATGGTCTGGTGATTATGTGTGCTGCGATTGCGGATACAACGACTCTAAAGACGCATTTGGAGAGCGTGGTAAAAACGAGTTTGTCAAAATTAATAAAGAACGCGAAGGCAACGAAAAAAGCTAATTTATTTATTCATATATGAAAACAATGTAACCAATATTCGATTTGAAGAACTGAAAGAACACCAAGCCGCCTGATGGCGGTTTTTTATTGGAGACAAGAAATGTCAGATTTGGCTATGAAGGTTTTGAAATGGCAATCGACTGGCGATGTCGGCATCAGTAGCGCAACTCTTGCCTCAATCGCATGTGGACTGAAAAAGAATATCTATGGTCATCACTTCGGCGCTCCACATGACGCAGCCGATTTCCGACGATGCGTTGCGCTTGTCGAGCAGATTCCAGAAATCAGAGATTCATTCGACAAGGTTGCAAATCGCGTTCCTGCATTCAAAGGCATCCTCAACGAATGGGATTCTCTCGTTGCTCTGTTGAAGTCTGAAATGAAGATACACGGAAACAAAGCACCAGAGACTTACAGAAGAATCAGCGAGCTACGCAAGGACTAACGCCTCACACTCGATGAGGCCTGTACATATCTGATAGAGCCGCTATATGGCGGTTTCTTTTTGCCTGGAGAATTAAGATGACCGATACCAGCCTGATTCCTGAGAAAGAAGTGATGAACAAGCTCGGTGTTTCATCACGTCAGACAATCTGGAACTATACCAAACGGCACGGATTTCCGAAGCCAGTCAGAACCCACCCCAAATCATACCTTCGTGAAGCTGTTGAAGGGTGGATTCTTAACGGTGGCGTTAATCAGAAATGCTCCTGA